ATAATATTCCAGTGTATCAAGAACCGCTTTGTTAATCTAAGTATTTTATAATAATTATTGAGAGGCTATTGAGAGGCTATTGAGAGGCTACCGTGAGGCTACCGTGAGGCTATTGAGAGGCTACCGATATAGTGGAATATATCATAAGAAAAATAAAAATATAATACTTGAATACTTAGGGGGGGTGCATATTAGATGTCGTCTATGCCATCATCTGTATCGTCAGAGTCGCTAATATGAACTTGATATGTATTATTATCTGTTGTGTTATTTCTTTTATCATCTTCTTTATTGTCAAAAATTATATGAGTATCATCATTATTGTCTGATTTATCTGATTTATTAGAGTTTTTATAATATTGATTAATTAGAACATCAGATAGCTCTTTGTTATTAATGAGTTGCTGGGTTTGTTCCAAATTAAACTTATGAACTATATCTACCTTATTTGTTTGAAAATCCCTTTTTGATACTATGACGATGTCTCCTACTTCAATTAGAACACGCTTATTGAACTTTCGCATATTTCCACGAATTATCCCGATTACTTCATCCCCACTATTTGTTATCAGAGATACGCGACAATTCCCTAGCAATTTCTTAGACAAAGCATATTCTTCAAACTCACTATCTATAACATAATTCTTTGCAACATTCGTACTTTTTTTCTTATTCCTTATCGTAGTTTGATACATTATTATATCTTAATATACAAATATATCTTATATATCTTACATTTACATATATTACATCCTTACATATCTAAAATTCTTAAATAAATATAAAAAATATATTATATATACCTACTTCCTATGTCAAAGGCTCAGCTGTGAGCTCTGTAGAGAGTCTTGCGAGAGCCTTGCTTCAATTTCTTCCATTCGCCGAGCGCAGACTTGATAGATTCGGCATATGACATATCAGGGTTGTTCTTCTTGATATTTGTAGATTTGATGTGAATGAACTTTCTAAGCTTCTTGTCCTCTTTAAGCATTTTAAGAGCAATTTTCATACACTCAGTCCTCGTGAGACCCAGATTGTTATTGTAAATATTCGTAGAATACATCTTCAACGTATAGCTATCATCGCCTGCGAACATTATATATGGGCTGACTTGCTTGTTGGCTTACCGGATTACAGACTGACTTGCTTGCTGACTTACTGGATTGCAGACTGACTTGCTTGCTGTATTGTTTTGCTGGCTTGCTATAATAATATTTTATAGCAGAGGGTATCAATTTTTTATATTTTTACATTATTTTAGAACAAATTCATATAATAGCAAGTGCTTTTTTACAAGCGATTGGGCCAGAAGGAAGGCATATATAATCATTTGGTATTATAGGACCTTTTGGAGCCTTTTTAGGTTTAACAGGCATTATCTATATATCTATATATCTATATATCTATATATCTATTCTGGCTATATAAGGAAAATCGTATAAAACTCCATTGGTATTAAAGTTCTCTATTTATATATATATATTAGGTAAAAATTGACTCGCCAATGTGTCTATTATGTGAACTGCGTATACCGAAAACACAAAGATACATTCTCAAAAAGCATCATAAATGAGCTATTCCAATATGACAGTTAAAGCTCTAATTGTAATCTGTAAAGAAATAGGAATTAAAGGATATAGTAAAAAAGACAAGAGCTCTATAATTGAAATGATAATGCATAACGATGCATATATAAATCTAAGTCATCAAGTAAAAGCAGAGATGGCGGAAGATAAATATACTAAAGAAATACTTAAGGAACAATATGCATTACATAAGTCATATTTTATTGGTAGATTGAATACGACAAAAAACATAGGTATCAAGGTGAGAATGTCTGGTATTCCTGAAGACATAAGCGAGAATATTATAAAAAACATAATTCATAATAAATTAAATGATAAGACATCGCTATGGGATTGTAATAAAGGAGATTTACAATCAGAAAAAGAAGGAATACAAGAATGCAAATGTTTTACCAGTGATGGCCCTCTGTCATTTACGCCATCATCAGATTGGGATGTAATATACTTTCTTGATGCAAGAAAATGGCTGGACGACAATTACACACTATATCGCATTCCATTAAAAAGGACTTCAGAAGAATGGAGAAATATAAAAATGAATAAAACCCAAACATTTGAAGACCAAACGAATCAAGGTAGGCGCCCTCGTATAAATTGGGAATCTTTGTATCCTCAAATAGAATCTCATTGTAATAAGGTTTATGAAGGGAATTTTGAAGACATATTTATTCCGCTCGAAGCTCCGCTCGGAGTAACGGAATAATTCTGCTGGCTATTAAATTTACTACTGGTACTGATACAGCATTTCCAGCAAGTTTATAAAGATTGCAATCGCTCATATTTGGTAATTTGTAAGACAAAGGGAATCCCTGAAGATTGAAACACTCTCGAGGGGTTAATTTGCGAATGCCTTTAGAATCTAAAATAAGAGGAACATTATGACCACCACTACCCATATTTGCAGTAAGAGTGGGGCACTCGCTACTCTTATTCTCTCTTACATAAACCCTTCTATATTGATATATAGTATCTTTTTTAACTACACTATTTTTAACAAGATTCCAAGTGCTCGATTTTTCAGTATAATAGTATTTTTCAGGAATGTCTTCTTCAAGAAACTCGGATATTTTCTTCTTCTCAATTTTAGGAAACTCTAAACTAAACTTATCAAATACCTCCTTAGATTTTACACATACTATATAAATTCTTTCCCTGTGTTGCGGAATACCTGTAATATCAGATGTATTTAAAACTTTGTAGCATATATAATAGCCTCTGCTTTCAAGATTACTTTTGATAGTATCGAATGTTTTATTCTCATCGTGTGTCAAAAGATTTTTAACATTTTCTAATATAACACATTTCGGCTGATGATAATCTATGATAGATAAGATTTTCCAGAAAACATTTGAGCGCTCGTCTTTGAATCCTTCTTGAAGGCCGGCAATACTAAATGGTTGGCACGGAAATCCTCCTGTTAATATATCGTGTGATGGTATATCTTCATCTTTAACTTCATTTAAATTTTTAAGAGTAAGCTTATGAGCGAAGTTATAATCATAAATTTTCTTAGAATGTTCTACCATATCATTACAAAATACAATATCAACATCGTTTGTTGATTGAAATGCAAGAGTAAATGCTCCAGTTCCCGCAAATAAATCAATCATATTTATTTTACCAGATGTTGAATAATTAACAGGTTCCATTATTATAGGCTCGTTTTCTGGAAAAGATTCAGGCATTAATAGCTTCACGATTTCATCTTTCTTCTTCCCGCTATATCCTCTGATACCTTTCTCCTTACAAATTACAATCAGCTCATCGCGCGTTTTCTCAGAATAATCCATAGTTATCGTTTCAAATATAGTATTATTTATATCATTTATATCATATATATCATCAATTTTTATAATTTCGTCATTTGATTTTGTCAAAGCCTCTGGAACCTTTTTTGTAAAAGTTTTATTAGAGGACTCGCAACTATACATATCCGTATCGTATTATACTATTATATATGCGCAAAATCTTTAACCCTTTTTACACCTTTTACAAATATAATATAATATAATATAATATTATAATACTCATATAAAATTATAAAGGCATCGTGTATATATGAAGGGCAATTATTTGCAATTGTTAGGGAATGACTTGGTATCCACAGTATTAGATAAAGTAGCAGATTTATATGAAGAAGATATTTCGCATATAGAGAAAAAAATAAATAAGATAAAAAACAAAATGGGCCTCTATCATAATAACAAAAGGCTATATAAAATTTGGTTTAGGTTTTTTGGATAGTTCTGCGAGGAGATTACAATAGTTGCGAAAATAATATCCAGAAAGCCAAGAAAGCCGTCTTATATACCTTCTCTACTATAATAGTATTATAGATTTCTATATCAGTCGTATCAATATCTCGCAAATCCATCATATATCTATGTATATATGCAAATATCTATTTAATGCTATCAATTTTTATCATACTATGAGATTTTTACAGATGTATAATGGTCTTGTAGAATATTTAGAACGATTGCGGTGCCGCCTTCGCTTGCTATCTCCTATTTTTATTAGGGATGTCAGCGTATATGCAAGTATCTCGTCGTGTTTATCACGCATCACATTATTATCATCGATATATCTTACTATTTTACAATAGCTTATTTTAACATCTTTTTCAGAAGCAAATCCGAGCCTCTTTAATACCTCTATAAAATGAACGAACTCTTCATCGCTCAAGTCTGTTTCATTCTCACAATAAAACTCCAATCGCTTTATCGTTATTTTATTAAGCGTCTTATATACTATTTTAATCTCTTTGATATACGGAAAAATACACGAGATATAACCGAGTGTTATATCGGGAGGACTCTGATGAAGATTTTTTCTTGCTACTCTTATCGCTATGCTATTAAATGTTAAATCTTCTTTCCCCGTACAATTTATCTTTATTATATATTTTACCATTATAATATTATTGCGCGCATATTTTTTATATATCCATTAAGATGCCTCGCGAGACTCCATTTACAGCGCTTTTACCATAATATATTTGTTATCTTTGGAGCGTCGTAAATAATCATAAAAATGCGTATATTCATTGCGTATTTTTATTTGTTTGAATAAAGGTTTAATGTTCGTAAAATATAACGCAACTATACCTTGATCGTTCGTTCTACTAATAGGATATTCTCGTGATAAGTTAAGTAAATTATCATATGTATCACCTTCTATTATGTTTGTATCATATAGCAACATTGTTGTTTGAAAATAATCAATATTCAATTCATATTTATTATTAAGTTTATTAAAATAATCTGCAATATTTCTGTCAAACTGATTATTTAATTTCCATTCGTATGTTGGATATGAATCAGAATGTGCTAATAATGTATTAATAGTAGCCTCTTCAAGTATCGGCAAAATATCTCCAAATATATTCATTCCACAATCTAAATATAAAATATAATTCCATTTCTTAAAAAACGCGTTGAATAAATGGAGTTTATGCCATTGAAATCTTTTTGTTATATTGCTTCCACCGCAATTTATTTTATTATTTACCTCTAAAAACTCTTTCGTAAAATAAATATTTGGAAAATACTGTATTATAATATTATTATTTATTATAAAATCACATTCAAGCACCTTGTCTCCTCGTAAATCATCGCCGATTACTAAACAAACATCACCTTTATATTTACCCATCATAATTAGCTGATTACAAGTATTTACAAACTTATCAAAGTAGTTTTTATCACATACAAAAACCACACAATATTTATTCATCTAATTCTAATTCCTTGTTCCTTGAAGATTTATATCTTGTACCTTTTTATATACTTTTTATTCACTATTTATTCAATATATAGATATTATATGATAGATATGTTGCAAATGATAGCCATAGTATATAAGGGACGAGGGCGATCATCGCGAAGATGCTCGTATATTCGTAGTAGCTACTTTGTAATACAAATTGCAATAGAGTTAGCACGGCGAATATTAAGCTCATAATGATTATCACGAGTCCGTTGAATAGCCCGTTCTCTCCGAAAAATACGGGGATATACAAGAAATTGAATACTAAGGCTAATATCGGGATTACCCAGTATTTCAAGTCCTTGTAATATACTATTGATGCGCAATCGGCAATACCGCGAGGAATACATTTAGAATCGTAAAGGGCATAGCTGTATATGCTACCAATTAGTAGATATAATATAGGCCACACTATACCGAAGACATAATTTGGCGGATTGAGTTCGGGCTTCTTCAAGTCCTTGTATTTATCTTCTTCCCATTTTTTGCCATATATTGCGCCAATAGTCATACCAATAGCCAAGGGAGTCAATATTATAATATATCTAATAGATTTAATAAATATATCAATCGCGTAGCTATCTTCGAAACAAATCTTGCTCCCCAAACAACTCTTATTTTTTGATACCATATCTATATATATTTACGATAATATAATATGATAATATGATAATATGATAATATGATAATATGATAATAAAAAATGATATAATGATATTAGCTAAAGATATATACAAGGATAAACGCGAGGATGGATATAACTCGCCATTTCGCGTATTTTAATGATTTAAATCTTGATTTACAAACCCTCATCTTATCTAAGATAAGGAATCCTATTTCCAAAGAGTTAGAAGCTGATATAATTGATTATAAGGATGCCAAAGAGACTATTATAGCCGAATACGAAAAGAAGGGATATGATTATGATATTGATGGGCTCTTCTATATATATTATCAGATTGAAAACGATTTAATTAGGTTCTTCAATGATGATGTAGCGACAAACGACCTTATAACCGAGAATAATATTAGAAAATTAGAGAGGATTCTATCTATTAAAAATAAATTGGAAAAAAATAAAGATAATGTTATTACAAGCCTAATGAATAGCAATGATAATCTCAAGTTAGTTTCGCGCATTAACATTCTAATCGGCACGATGACTTGTGAAGAACGCCAGCAATTCCTAAAATTATTCCCAACATAGTATATTACATTTATAATATCATAGTATCATCGTGTTCTTATTTTTACTGATATCTTTTATTAGCTTTTCAAGTTCTTCAATGTCTTCGGTGGTTGCCTCTGCCTCCTCGTTATTTGACAGATACACGATATTATCAAAATATTCCAAGAGAATATAATAAGCGTAATAGCAATATAATTCTTCTTCATTTTTATTCTTGAATATGCGCGCTGTATTTTCGGCTCCATATTCTGCGATTACCGTCGCGATTATCTTGAATACTCCATATTCCTCTACAAAATGGCGACATATATTATAATCAAAAATATACCACACGAGCGTATCAATAACATCGTGCTTATTTTTCTCATATATAGAGAATTGTTCGTCTGTAAGTTTATATTGAAACGGTATTACCACGCCGTGATTATTGAATATAATAGACGCAACCAATGCATTCATATCGGCTACGGCGTCCGCGGCATTAGCTTTCAAATAGTTTATATAGTAATCGCTTTGCAGGTCAATAAATTCCGGTATCAAATATTCGCTATTCAGCATTTTATTAAAACAGGTATCCATTAGTAAATGATAATAAAATATAAAAAAAATAATCAATTTTTTAATTTTAAGGTATCTAATTTAGGCGAGGACATAGATAACAACTAAAACTCATACCTTTTCCCTTAAGCAATTTCCTGATAATTACAATATATATTAAGTAATTTGAAGTAAAGGTTTATTCTAATATTCCCGTGCATAGGCGAGGAACCAAAAATGTTCCGTTTTTACCCGTTTCCTATAAAAATTGACTGGCTCACAAGGTTTTTTTATCACAGCCTGTACCCAACTGTCCCGCGTACCCTCAGACAAGCCCCGACAAGTCCCCCGCCAAGCCTCAACAAAGCCTCAGCAACAAAGCCTCAGCAACAAAGCCTCAGCAAGTCTCACAAGGCTCATCGATTGATTATTAGCACGATGAGTAGCAACTTCGTTTCTGTTGAGAAAATGGCGGAAATCTCTGAGAATCAGTCAAAAATTGTTGAGAGACTTCTTAGCTCTTCTCCAACAACAGATAACTCTTCTATAACGCTTAACAAATTGCCTGGCGATATCATCGGCCAAATTGTCGGCAATTATAAGAGCCTCTTGCCTTCCAAGTATATTTTGAGAGAGTGGGTCAATAAAGAGGAGCTTAATTGGAGTATGTTGTCAGAGAATCCCTGCGCGATTGATTTGTTGAAGGAAAAGATTGAACGAGAGAAAAGTATGGATAAAGAAGAATATAAGAAATTGAAAGTGGAAGAGAAGGTTAATTGGCTGAAGCTTTCTATGAACCCCGAAGCCATTGATATCTTGAAAAAATATCCTCACGATATTGTTTGGTGTTCGCTGTGTGATAATAAGAATCCGCGAGCAGTTGATATGATTTTGGAGAGAATGGAGTATGAGAAGCAGTTGGCTCCTTATTCTATTGAAGACGACGATGACGATGAAGACAGCAAAGATGCCTACGGGCTATATAGAGTATGGATTGATAGAATGTGCTATAACGAACATCCTCGGATTATTGAGTTGCTGAGGGAGAGGATTGAATTGGAGAAAAACAGGGAGCATTATATGACTCTCAGTGTAAATGAAAAAATTGATTGGGGACAGCTGTCCAGTAATCCGCATCCGAAAGCCATTCAATTGCTGGCCGAGAATCTGGATGAAGTAGATTGGACTGTATTGTCAGAGAACCTTGGGGCGATTGAATTGTTGAAGGCAAATCCTCATAAAATTTCGTGGAGATATTTGTCGCTCAATAAAAATGCAGGCGAATTGCTGAAACAAAGGCACTATTATGAGAATAGCCTGAGCGTTGAAGAGTATTATAGTCTCGGTAAGAACAATCAGCTGTCTTGGGAATATTTGTCGGCAAATCCTTGTGCGATTGAATTGTTGAAAGCCAATCCCGCGAGAATTCATTGGAAGGAATTGACGAGAAATCCTGAAGCAATTGAAATGTTGAAAAATAAGCCAAGAGGTGTATCAATCCACGATTTCTATGTTGGCCTGTCAGAGAATCCGCACGCTATTGAAATCTTGGAGAAGAACAAAGATTTGGTCAATTGGAAATATATTACTCGCAACCCAAATGCCACAGAATTGCTGAAAGAGCGAGCAGAATATGAGAGCACACTTACATCCAAGCAATATAATAATCTTGGCACTAACAACAGGATTGACTGGCAAGAACTATCCAGGCGCGAGTGTATCTTTGAGATTGTATAAGCTCCTCGCACCCCAGACAGTTGATTGAGTAATATGTGTTATGTATATGTATATGTATATGTATTTTTATATTTTTTTATTTCTTTATTTATTCATCTAAAAAATTGTTTATAATATTATCAGTTATTACCGTAGAAGAAGGCATATTATGACCTGTCATAAATAACATTACTTCGTCGTATCTTTCGTGTTCTCCTATACCATTCCTTGTTGGATCTTCACTATTGATGTCTAGAATATTATTTATTTCATCTATTGATAAGTTGAGACGATTTGCTACTCTCGCTGTTAATATGTGACAAGAAATATAACTTTTGATATGACATCTTTTACAATATTGATTTTTATAAAACAGGCTTCTAGGTTTTGATTCTCCGCATTTATCGCATTTTCTTATTGGATCTTCAACATTCATTTTATTAAGCAATATCTTATTATAATGATTAATAAATCTAAAAAATTGATGGTAATACTGGTGTATAGTATTGGGAGCCTAATGCCTCATACGGAGATTGTTGATATTCAACGCGAAATTGCCGAGTTTTACAATAATTGCAAAGACATTATGAAAGAAGCTATTTGCTATAGCATCAGGGAAAATGAAAGACTGCAGAAGATGATTGACAAAAATTTAAAGCTCATAGATGAAGCTTAGATGGAAATGGAGTACCAAAAATATAACCAAGATTATTATGCAAGCTTTGCTAATAATTATGGTGAGAAACATCTGCTTGAAGAAAGCGGCTATATCATATTTGATTTGGACGAATATTGCGTAAATACTCTGAATGGCGATGGTAAGCGCAATTGGATATATGAATGCGAACTTGGCGATTTCAGGAAAAAACTATTGAAAAACAAAAAGAAGCTAAATGATATTCTCGTATAAAGCCAAGTTTCCGCAGCAT